ATCTAAAAGGTCTCCCTAAATGCCATACCACAAGACTATATCTTGTGCCTGATGTTACTGGTTTAACTCTATGCCACACAAAACTAGGAAACACAATAATAGATCCTTTTGGTAATATTTCTTTACATTGTATCCTGTGTTTTGACTCGTCTCTCATATGTGGGTCATAATTTCTAAAATCAAATTCTAACTCACCACCTTTATATTCTGATCCGTCTGTTAATTGACAGGTCATAGATAGTTTTCTAATCTTACCGTGATCAGGTGTGTCTGGTTTATCATAGGGCTTATCCCAACTATCACAATGCCAATCATAATATTGATTTAATTTATATTTTGTAAACTGACAGGACTCACTTCTATCCCACTCAAAATTCCAACCAGCTCTTTTATTTGCCTCATGCACATACGGATGTAACTCCTTATATATCCAGGTATCATTAAGCCATACTAGATCAGATTTTCTTTTGCGCTGCATATTTTTAACTTCATCTTCTTTTAATTTTCTATCACCATAACCACCTGTTCTAGCCATAACTTCTTTTTGTTGATTTGCGTATGTTATAACTTCATCACAAAATCTAGGTGTTAATGCAGATTTAAAATACCAATAGTGATTAGATATATTCATACAATATAGTTTGTACAAAATTTAAACTATCCTTTTGATTATTAGTTAAATAATACATATTTGTTGATGGAAACATTATAAATTTATTATTAGTCAGTGGTATATCCCAAGATCTACCTTTACGTCTATTATCGTCATAATGTATTCGAACCATACAGTTTTTAACTTTAACACCATATAACAATGTAAAGTCTGGTGAGTTACGTAAATCTACTGGATCAATATTTAGTAAAGGTATTGTAGTTTCTTGAGGTTTATACATATTACCCCACGTTTCTTTATTAATTAATTGAATATCATATTCAAGATTAATATGATCTCGCATATATGTATTTAACATATCCCAAGTTCTAGAAAATGGAAAATCTTTGTTTTGAATTATTGATTGTAAGATGTCGCCTGATAATTTATCTCGGTCAATGTCCCAATCTTTAGGCATTGCCACATCACCAAAATATAATGTTTGTTCACTTAATACTTTCTTTTGCATACCACCACCATTTTTAATCTATGCGTTATGATCTGTCAAGTCCCAAGACTGGCCTTCTTCATTCCAAACGTAATTCCATCTATGAGTGCCAGCTTCATTTTGTGATTGTTGTTCTGCAGTTAATGCAGGAGCATCACCGATTGGTGAATGCCATCTAGCATCAGTTGTGTTTTTTACCCACGAAGCATATGGTTTTTTAGGCCAAAAGATCTGATCATCCTCGTCCCAAGTATAACCTATGCCTGCATAGTTTCCTCTAAATGCTTTTGAGTTGTCACCTGAATTATGTTTATTACCTGACGTATTGTAAGATGTTTGAATCCACATCTGTGCAGGCCAATTATTGTGTGTCTCTAAATATTGTTGACCTACTGTTTCGTCCTCAACACCATCAGCATTAAGCATATCTTTATTATCTAAAGTTAATACTTGAATAACTTTACCGTTTGATCCTAGTTTTGCAAAATGTGCCATAATGTTTCTCCTTATATATTAAATTTAATTACCATTCAACTATTGAAATTTATACCTTATCACAACTATTCCTGAACCACCATTTCCACCTGCAGCTGAATTTGGACTCAATGCTGGTGCGTTAGTTCCACCACCTCCACCACCGCCAGTATTAGCTGTTCCAGCTACTCCCTGAGTTGGTACACCTAAAGGTTGCCCATTACCACCTTTACCACCACCACCTGGTCCTGGTTGACCACCAGTTCCCGGAGTTCCCGGAGTTGGTCCGCCTTGATCAGAACCACCACCTCCACCACCACTTCTAATAACTGCTGAACCAGTAATTTCTGAAGACGCTCCATCTCCACCACAACCACCAAATCTTCCAGAGCCATTCGTTCCAGCGTCTGTAGCGCCACCTCCGCCACCACCACCATTCGGTGGTCCTCCTTGTCCACCAGCTGTCCCCTGTGCTGGACTTGTAGGAGGAGTATTTCCTGCTGCACCCGCATTATTTTGATTTGCTCTTCCACCACCACCAGAACCACCGGCTGTTAGAGTTGCACTACATTGTGGACCTGTGCCACCTCCAGAACCACCAGCGGATGTAATAGTTGAAAAAGTTGAATTACTACCACTATCAGCTTGATTAACCGGAGCCGGAGTTGGAGGAGCTGTAGCTGCTCCACCGCCTCCAACCGTAATTGGAAAACCTGTTGCTGTCACAGTAATTCTGTTTGGTGAATTTGGATAACCATCTAAAGGACTAGCTGTGTAGGGAGTAGCTGGAGATTTAACTTCTCTAAATCCGCCTGCTCCACCACCGCCGCCACCTTGACATGCACCGCCGCCACCACCTGCAACCACCACATACGAAACCACATTATTAGCTGCACAAGCTGCTGCAGTACATACAGTAAAAGTTCCTGGACTTGTAAATGTATGAATTTTGTCATTACCACTTGTTGTAATAGTCCCACCTGTTGCAATAATAAAACTAGATCCACCTGCTGTAAATTCATTTTCGTGTACAGTTTTCCAACCTACTGTTGAATCAACATAAACAAATGTTAAACCTTGTCCTTCTGTAGAAATTACTAAATCACCATCAGCGATACCACCATTAATTCTTTCTCCACTTGCAGGTGTAATTGTAAAAGCATTATCATCAAAAGTTTTATTGTAATCTTGTATTGAAACTATTGCACCTGCTGAACCAGAAGGCATGGTCATTGTTATAGCACCTGATGTAGTGTTAACAAAATAACCATCACCATTTACAGCCGTAAAGTTTGCTGTCTTTGGAGTTGTTTCCCAATCAACAGTCCCTGTTCTACCAAAACCTGTCTGTGTTCCACTGTTAGTTATTGTTGCACCAGCAGGAATTGTAATAGTGTCTCCACTATCTCCTAACTGAACTGTGCCACAATTTGTTCTTGGACTAATTTTATTTACTTTTACTTCACTCATAATTTACCTATTGAAACTTGTACCTTATTATTACTATACCAGAGCCACCACCATTTCCAGCTGCTGTTCCTGGTCCTCCTTCAGACCCACCGCCACCTCCAGTGTTGGCAGTTCCTGCTGCACCATCAGAGTTAGGTGATGCTCTGCCGCCTGTTCCACCACCACCTGGTCCACCACTACCGAAAGGTCCTGGACCAAAAAGTCCACCACCACCTCCACCTGCTCTAGTTACTGGTGATCCTGTTATTGAACTTGCTACACCATTTCCACCTGGTCCACCGCCTGGATCTGGAACTGGCCCAGCATTACTACCTGCTCCACCTGCTCCGCCACCAGCGCCTGAACCTTGAGTATTACCTGGTTGAGCTGATCCTGTTCCACCGGGGTTTCCTTGAGGTGGACTAACTGGAGGAGTATTACCTGCTCCACCTGCTGCACCTGCTCCAGAAAAACCTGATCCTCCACCACCTGATCCTCCAGCTATTCCTACTTTAGATGGGGCACATCCTGGACCACCACCTCCACCACCGGCAGATGTTATTGTTGAAAAAACTGACTGTGAACCATTATTACCAACATTAAAACCTGGTGAAGGAGCTGCTCCTCCTGCACCTACTGTTATTGGAAAAGCTGTTGCCGTAAGTGTTACTGCGTTTGTTGGTGCATTCGCTACTAAAGGCGAAGCTGTAAAATTATCAACTGTTGCATTTCTACCCTCTCTATAACCACCGGCTCCACCACCTCCAGCAGTTTCTCCTCCAGCAGATGCACCACCACCTGCTACTACCATATATCCCACAGTATTTTCTGGTGACGAACTTGAAATTTGCGATACACAAAAAGTTCCTGGACCTGTAAACGTATGAATTTTGAAATTTCCCGATGTCGTTATTGTTCCACCTGTCGCTGTTATAAATGCTCTTCCTGCTTGAGATGTTTGAGTTTCTTGAACATTAATCCAACCTTCTGTTGAATCTACATATACAAATGTGGCTGCTTGACCATCAACATCTAACACTGCGTTTGCAGCAACACCACCAATTTTATTAGAACCATTTGGTGAAACGTTTAAATTATTAGAGTTAAAACTTCTTGTATAATCTGCAAAAGCAACAATTGCACCAGCAGTTCCTGCTGGTAAATTTGCAGTTACACCTCCACTTGACGTGTCTACAAAATAACCCTCTCCACTGACTGCTGTAAATGTAGATGTTTTTATACTACTTGTCTGCCAATCTACCGAACCTTCTCTACCAAAACCTGTTTGTGATGCACCCGATGCTAAAGCAACAGTTTTACCACATCCACCTATTGTTAATGTAGATCCTGATTCTGTTGTTATTGTGTTTACTTTAATTGTACTTGTCATAATTATTTAAATTTATATCTTATTATTACTATTCCGCTACCACCATTTCCACCAGCTCCTGGTGCATTTGTAGTTCCACCACCGCCTCCTCCAGTGTTAGCTGTTCCTGCTGTTGCATCTACACCAGTTGGTCCACCACCATTTCCTGCTCCACCACCACCAGCACCACCGGCTCCTCCAGGTGAGGTGTTTGAAGGTGCGTTTCTTGTACCACCTCCTCCACCACCAGCTCTAGCTGTTGGTGTTCCATTAATACTTGAAGTTGCTCCAGCACCACCTGCAGCACCACCTCCATTATCTGCAACTCCAGCTGCTCCAACTGCCGTAGCACCACCTCCACCACCAGATCCACCTGAACCAGGTCCACTGTTACCACCATTTGTACCCTGTGCGGGCGATACAGGAGGTGAATTACCGGTTCCTCCAGTTCTACAACCTCTGTATGCACCACCTCCAGATCCTCCATTTATAGCAGGTCCTGGAGAAGAGGTACTTCCACCTCCGCCTCCACCACCTGCTGATGTTATTGTTGAAAAAACTGAATTAGCTCCTGCACTTCCAGGAACTTGCGAAGTGGGAGGATAAGAACTTGCTGCACCTCCACCTCCAACTGTAATTGGAAAAGCTGCTGCTGTAACTGTAATTCTATTTGGTGCGCTTGGATAACCATCTAGTGGACTTGCTGTATATGGTGTTACTGGATTTTTAACTTCTCTATATCCTCCTGCTCCACCTCCACCACCAACATCACAACCACCACCTCCACCACCAGCGACAATCAAATGTGAGACTATATTATTATCAGAAGTGCCGCTTACACCAGAAACCGTGAATGTACCAGGACCTGTAAATGTATGAATTTTGCAATCTCCACAAGTAGTAATTGTTCCACCTGTTGCTACTATAAATGATTCACCTGAAAAAGTTGAAGAATCATCATTAGTTGCTAACCAACCTTGAGTAGCGTCAACATAAACCAAAGTAATAGATGCACCATCATCTGTTATAGGTGCATCAGCATCTGATCCACCATTAATAGGAGAACCGTTTCTACCAATTGTTAAATTATTTGAACTAAAAGTTCCATTATAATCTTTTACGGCAACAATATTTCCTGCACTTGGTGATGCTGGTAATGTCATAGTTACAGCTCCACCTGATGTATCTACAAAATATCCTTCTCCGTTTACTGCAGTAAAGTTTGCTGTTTTTTTAGTTGTCTGCCAATCTACAGTTCCTGTTCTACCAAAACCTGTTTGGCTAGCACCAGTTCCTAATTGAACAGTAGTGCCTGATCCACCAATTGTTAGGGTAGAACCAGTTGTTTTATCTATTTCATTTACTTCTATTTTACTCATTAAACTACTACTACCGTTCCTGTTATTGTTTGAGTTCCCGTTACTGTGACTGGTCCCGCTAAAACTCCAGATGCAACTGTTTGATCTTCATCAAGTGTTGTTGCATGTGTTACAACATAACCTGTGGCTACCATAGACGGAGACATAGTTCTCGATGCTGGTAGTGTACAAAATACATTTTTAGTACCTGCAGAAAAATCTACTTTGCTA